TCAGAGATGGATGCTTGGGAAGTCATTGATGCTGGTGACTTAGGTTACTGCGAAGTATTTGATTTTAAGTGTGCTTCCAAGAGGACTTGTGAGGCATGGATTAGTGGTGGGCCGATTACTGAAGATTCCGAGGAAATGTCTGAAACTATGGGAGAAGACAATGGGGACGACTAATATGCAAGCTGCTGAAATGATGGGTCTTTATTTGGATAAAGCCGCCAAAAAGAAGCCAGCACCTAAACCTATGCCTATGCGTGGAGAGCGTACAGCTAAAAACGCAGCTAAGACTGCTAAAAAGAAGTGATTAAGCGTGGGTCAGAGCAGTTTTCTGGGTATAACAAGCCCAAAGCTACTCCTAGCCATCCAACCAAGTCTCACGCTGTTTTAGCGAAGTCTGGTGAGGATGTAAAACTAATCCGCTTTGGTCAACAAGGGGCTAAAGGCTCACCTGATGGCACGAAGCGTAACGAAGCGTTCAAGGCTCGTCACGCTGAGAATATTGCCAAGGGTAAGATGAGTGCAGCGTATTGGGCTAACAAGGTTAAATGGTAAGTAACATGAAAACTTGTGGGATAAAGTAATGGGACTGCTTGATAGCGCATTAGGATGGATGCAAGACCCTAGACGTACTCAGCAATTGCAGGGTACTGGTAGGGCAATCCAACAAGGACTGTTAAACATTCAGCAGTCTGATAAGCGTTTTCAAGAGTTATTTGACAAGTCATTTGGTGACCCAAAGCAACCATTTAAAGTTACTGACAAAAAGGCTTTGTCTGAACTTACAGATATGACTCAAGGTTTACTTGGGTTTGCGTCAGTTGGTATGCTTGCCCCTAAAAAGTTTGTAGGTAAACCATTAGAAGGTTTGCCAAGTAAAGTTGATGTTGGTGGGCGTATTGAAGAATTTGGAACTGACCAACGATTGGTGGATATTGCTAAAGACATAACTGAGAAAAAGGGTTTTGTATATAGCCCTCAGTTAAAGTATGCTGAAGTTGACCCAGATAGGGCAAAGCGTTTAGCAGACGCTTATGACAAGATGGAAAACAATCCAAGCAATAAGGCTGTTAAAAAGTCTTATGACGCTATGATTGAAGAAACAATGGAACAATACGATACTCTTAGGAAAAGAGGCTATAAGTTTAGCTTTATGCCTGAGAGTGGTGATATTTATGGCAATCCTAGAAATGCAATCAATGACATTGTGCAAAACCAAAGATTGTCTGTGTTCCCTACTGAACAAGGTTTTGGCACATTATCAGAAGCCTCCCAAGCTAACCCATTGCTAATGCGAATTGGTGAAAAGTGGGATGGCAAAGAAGTAACAGCTAATGACGTGTTTCGTGCTGTCCATGATGTTTTTGGTCATGCTAAACAAGGTGTTGGATTTCGTGCTGGTGGTGAAGAAAATGCTTTCCAAGCCCATGCTAGGATGTATTCACCAGAGGCTCTACCTGCTGTTACATCAGAGACTCGTGGTCAAAACTCTTGGGTAAACTATGGCCCATTTGGTGAGTTCAACAGGAAAGCCTCACCACTAGAAACCATCTACGCAGACCAAAAAACAGGTATAATGCCCAATTGGACATATATCGAAGGTTTGCTTAAATGATGGTGCAGTTGTTTATTGCTGTTACAGAGTTAATAGCAATATGGTTACTCCAAGATAAAAGAGAAAGCCACAGAAAGTTTGCACCGATATTTGGTTTGCTTGGGCAGCCATTTTGGTTTTATGCTTCATACATTGCAGACCAATGGGGCGCATTTATACTTTGCTTCTTTTTTACAGCAGCATGGATTAAAGGTCTAAAAGACTACTGGTTTACCAAAAGAGAGCAGTCACTAACTGATGAGCAATACTTTGAGTTGATTACCGATGCTGTTGAAAAAGTAGAAAAAGGTAGTAAACTTGATCAGAAGGATTACATTAAAAGAGTTTTGAAAGAGGCTCTTAATATCCGTTAATTAACCTTGACCAACCCTAGAGGAGTCAAACAAAATGAATAAATTAGAGACAGGATATTCCGAAAACCTAACCAATAAAGGTAGAGGAAGACCCAAGGGGGCTGTTAATAAGGTCACCAACGAGTTTAGGGAGACAGTTAGATGTCTACTAGAGGATAACTCTGAAAATGTCTCTAAGTGGCTTACATTGGTTGCAGAGGGAGATGAGTTAAAAGAAATTCGTCCTGACCCTTACAAAGCCTTAGATATGATTTCTAAACTGGCTGAGTACGCAACACCAAAGTTGGCTAGAACTGAGTTAACTGGCGACTCTAACAAGCCAATTGAGCATAGAGTTACATGGGCGAAATAGTCATTCCCTATAAGCCAAGGGAACACCAACTAAAGGTTCACGAGTTACTGGAAGGCAAACGCTTTGCAGTAGTTGTTGCACATCGAAGGTTTGGTAAGACTGTTGCAGCACTTAACCACTTAATCCGTGAGGCGGTGCTAAACGAGAAAGAAACACCCAGATACGCTTACATTGCACCTACCTATGGACAAGCAAAGCGTGTAGCTTGGGACTATCTCGTTAAATACACTACTCCGCTAGGCGGTACTAACAACATCTCAGAGTTACGAGTTGACTTCTGGGGTAGGCGTATTCAGCTATATGGCTCAGACAATCCTGATTCCCTGCGAGGTCAATACTTTGATGGGGTAATCATTGATGAGGTGGGTGACCAGAATCCTAAGATATGGACAGATATTGTTAGACCTGCTCTGACAGATAGAAAAGGATGGTGTCTCTTTATTGGTACGCCAAAGGGACATAACCATTTCAAAGAACTGCGAGACAGGGCCGCAAATGAGGATGGATGGGGTCTGTTGGAGTTCAAAGCCTCAGAGACAGGGGTGGTGGATGACACAGAACTGAAGGCTGCTAAGAATGAAATGGGGGAAAGCAAGTATCGGCAGGAATTTGAGTGCAGTTTCGATGCGCCAATTGAGGGTTCATATTTTGGAGAAATCCTCAACGAGTTAGAAGAAAAGAAACATATGCAGGAGATTCCCAGAGAGGAACTGAGTAGAACTTTTACTGCTTGGGACTTGGGAATGGGTGACTCTACGTCTATCTGGGTGGCTCAGTTGGTGGGTACTGAGGTGCGCCTACTGGACTACTACGAGAATCATGGCGTAGGCTTAGACCACTATGTAAAGTGGATTAAAGATAACGACTATCTCAAAGCAGAGCATATATTGCCCCATGACGTTAGGGTCAGGGAACTTGGCACAGGTAAGAGCCGAATGGAAATGCTTGAGGAAGCAGGACTAGAGGTCAAGATTGCACCCAGAATGGGACTAGACGATGGCATCCAAGCAGTAAGAAGGTTGCTGCCAAGGTGCTGGTTCAATGTTCCTAAAGTGCAGATAGGACTGAACTGCCTAAGAAACTACCGCAGAGATTACGATGAGAAGCGTAAGATATTCTATGAAAGACCACTACACGATTGGTCAAGTCATGGCTCTGATTCTTTCCGTTACTTAGCCCTTGGATTAGATGAAGGCCATTCAACGTGGTCTAAACCGATTAACTCAGCACCGAAATGGATTGTGTAATGTATGTATCAATGCAGGGTGTAAATTTAGCACCTAAAGTAAAAGAACTTGAAAAACGTATCGAAATGCTCGAAAATGTGGTAAATGAGTTAAAATTGGACAAACCCAGAATGGGACGCCCTCCAAAGGACAAGCATGGCACAGAACGAGTTAATGTCGATAATCCAAGCAGAGATTGACGATGCAATTGGATTTATTGAAAGCGAAACTGTTGAGCAGCGCAAACAGGCTCTGGAGGCTTATCTACGACAGCCCTATGGTAATGAAGTTGAGGGTAAATCTCAAATCGTTACTGGAGAAGTGGCAGAAGCGATAGATGGTGCGCTGCCTAGCCTAGTCCGTATCTTTACAGGCTCAGACAATATCGTAGTCTTTGAGCCACAAGGCCCAAGGGATGAAGCCTCTGCCAAGCAAGCTACAGACTACTGCAACTGGGTGTTTAACAGGGACAACGAAGGCGTGTCCATCCTCCATGATTGGTTTAAAGACGCACTGTTACAAAAGAACGGCATCCTAAAAGCATATTGGGAAGACAAAGAAGACATTACCAAAGAGCGTTACTTTGACTTGTCTAACGATGAGTTAGCGATGCTGATGAGTGATGAGACTATGGAGATTGTCGAACAAGATACGACAGAATTCCCGATATTTGACCCGAATGGTATGCCAGTTGTTGACCCTATGGGTGTTCCCGTGATGGGTGCAACTACAAATGTTGTAGTGCAGCAAAAGAAAAAGTCAGGCAAAGTCACGATTGAGAACGTGCCTCCCGAAGAATTCCTGATAAGCAAGAAGGCTAGAACTATTGCTGATTCGCCTTTTGTAGCCCACAGGCAGATGTTGACTCGTAGCACTTTGATTGCTATGGGTTTTAACAAGAAGCAGGTAGAAGGCTTGCAGATGGGTGATGCACTAGCGTACACACCAGAGCGTGTGGCTCGTTACGCAGCAGGTGAGCAACCTTACCAAACTCAGACAGATGACCCTGCAATGCAAGAGATTGAAGTCTTTGAGTGCTATATCAAAACTGATATAGACGGCAA